TTCAGCACGAGGAATCGGTCCGGTTCGCCATAGTGCTCATTGAGTTCAGCGGCGAGTTGTTCAGCGACATTAGCCCATTGATAAGGCCCGCCGACTAGTGAGCCGTCGCTAGTGTCGATGATCTCGTATGGCCGCTTGTCATAGATTATCGCGCGCCGCAAGTGATTATTTAGTGCCATAGCTAACCCCCATATTTGCTTAGGTTTCAGCGCTGCCCAATGCAAGCGCTGCCGTCGCTCACTGCAACGGTACAAGCTGAGCGCTTAGGCGTTTCACAACGGCCAAGTCTCAGCTAGTAGCGGTACAGTGTTTTCCGCATAATGGGGCTATGGGATTATCGTTGGCGTTCGTCGCTGTAGCCTATTCGACGCGCTAGTGACAGCTCCGCTTGGCTAACGATTTACGCCCGTAGGGCGACGTTAGCGAACAGTGAGTCTCATTGCCGCCTACCCTTAGGCGACACAATATTGACTCGCAAGCGGCGCTAGGCACTAGCGCGCGGCCAAGCAATCGATTTAATTGTCAAAGAGCCTAGCCTAGTGCGGTATGAAGCCGCCTAAGCTAGCCTGCTGAAGTCGCTAGTCGCTCAACGTTCAGCATTGTGCCTAGCATAAGTGATTCGCTCAGGCCCCACAATACCTAAACTACGTGTTGTAGATGCAATCGTAGTTGTGAACTCGGTTCATAGCGAATGCCGCTAACCTACGCTCAAGCGGGCAGTTTTTGGCAATAAGTCAGCCTATGCAACTTGTTGGGCTTGTATAGGCAAGACATTCACAAACAAGTGAGCGTATATGCAACTTGATCGTTTGCACTAGCTAAGCTTTGAGGAGAAAAACTGCTCCATGGTGCCGTTATGCGTGCTTATCGTTCAAGTTTGACTTGTAGATGCAAGTGAACATTTGACTTGTAGGTGCAAGCGAACAGTTTGTGGGTTCGGTAGTTGAGCAATGTAGGTAGGGTATTCAAGGTAATTTGGACGGTTGCCGTAGTGGGTTCGCTAATCTCTACTCTTCAGCAACTGGAGAGTCGGTCGCTATATTGTAGCAGGGCTTATAGAGGAAAAGGTTTTTAAGGGGGTTTTTGGCACTATGCCCGTCTCATCTATCCCTCCATCCCTAGAGAAAATACGAATTAGCCTCTACGAAAATGGACATTTATCCTACTACGCAAATGGACATCTATCCTCTACGAAATGAACCTATTTCGCTGATACTCCATGTAGATGCAATAAGGATATCGTTTACACAATGTAAACGATTGTGACCAAAATGTGGCAAGGGAATCTAGTAGCGAAACAGTGAAACTGGTACCGAAACGAATGCATTGCTGTTCTGCTAGCAAAATAAATCACTGGTGCCCGTAGCGCTCCACTGGAGTTGTATTCGCAAGTGAATTGCTTAACCCCGCCCTTGTGCATTGCAGTTGTGCTCCTGCGGCGATAATGCGTTCGCGTTCGCTCAATGGCACTATCGCAAACGCGAAACGCCATTGCGCAAATGCAATCGCTATCCATGGGATGATTGTCTTGGATCCATAGAGGATGGAGCTAGGGATATCCCACTGTCCGGGACACTGTGCAGATTTTAGATCCAGAGGATCCTGCCGGGAGTCTGCAGAGTGCCAAATATCCCTATGTGTAATTTTTTAGAAAATTTACACTTCCGGAATCTATGTGTAATTTTTTAGAAAATTTACACTTCCGGAAATAACCATCCATAGGACTACATTGACATAGGACTATAAGACATGCAAATTAAGACTATTGGACATGTAGGAGTATTCAGGCAATGTCTTTCTTAAGTCCTGAAGAGCACGCACGCATACGCAGGAATGCACAGATTGTCCTAGTACTCTTCACTATCCTACTTGGAGTTACGGTAGCTATGATCTATAGACTTGTATTCATGTAGGAGTAATAAAGAGATCGTTTACACGATGTAAACGATTGTGACAAAAATGTGGCAAAGGAATCTAGACAAAAGAACTTGACATTTTGTAAGGAACTACGGCAAATTAGCTGGTATCCGTTGCAATGTAGAATTCTGTACAGAATTAAGAAAACTCTGTACAGAATATCTCTTTAACCAAGGAATAGCAACATGGCTAAGTCAGTGCTGAAGAAAAAAGATCGTAATGATCTTAGGATGCTGGATGAAAAGCGTACCTTTGAGTGGTACTGCAAAACATTTCCTAAACAATTCCGTATCTGCGAAACAGTAGATGACTATTTTCAAGAGATTGAAAGTCTTCTACGGAAGTCTGCTGTGGCTTGGATCAAGATTGGTATCTATCTTGAAGATGCTCGTAAGCGGCTTGGAAAAGAAAGTTTCCATGAACTCTGTGATCAGTTAGGGATTAATCCCACTGCAACCGCTTGGCGGTATCGTAAGATGGCTAGACATCCTTGGCTGTCTAATCCCAAGAACTGGCCATATCTTCCAGCTAATCAGGCAGCTCTTCTCATGATCGCTAAACATGAGAAAGAACTTTCACCTAAGAAATTGGATCAGTTAGTTCAACAGCAAGAATTACATCCTGCTGTTGAGCCTAGGGATATTAAGGCTTGGCTTCCAGCTCCTGAGAAAAATGGACACGACGTTGGATACAAACCCATAACTCGTCCTATTGTCATGAAGTTTGGTGGACTTCCTAAGGATGTAGAAATATCTGAGCGTGATTGGAAAAAACTTGATAAGCGCGTTCAGAAAGTCTACCAGGAATGGCTCAAGGAAATTACAGGTTGAAAGATAATAAAGGGTGTTGCTTAGAGGCCGAGCACCCTTTTCTTCTAAGGAATAATAATCATGAGAGAAGTGACAATCTTCCGACCCTTTTGTCATGATCCTGTTGCTAGAGATCCGAGGGTTAGGATATTCTGGAAACGTTCATCACTATCCGGCGTCAAGTATCAGGCCGATCTCACCGGTAATGAGAAGGTAAAGCTCTACTGGCACGACGAAGAAGTTATCGGTGAAGCTTATCCTAAAAAGAATTACACCCGGCCTGAGCCTAGAGCTCCCACAGCTATGGATGTCAATCTATTACTTTCCTTGCTGCACTTAGCTCAGAAAAACAATACCAATGTTCTTTGGTTCCGTAGCTTTCGTGCTCTAGGCCGTGAGACGAAGACTAGGCTTATTCCACAGCATTATCTACGCTGTGCCCGCGATGCCTTTAGACTCTGGCAGTTGCTTGGAATATCCTGGCCGTACTGTAACATGCCTCCACCGATCAAGGAGGTTCGTCGGGATGAGACACGCAGAGGTGGACCACTGAGACCTCTAGAAGTTGTTATCCATGAGAAATGGTTGAATGAGATAAAGCGGACCAAGCGCACGGCGGTTACAGTCCAACTACCTCTACCACTCCAAGCTACTCCCTTGAACATCATTCTGTACGTTCATAGCTTAGGTAGATATGAGAAGAAGGATATTGACATCAACAAGTTTACTTACACCGTCAGTGGGAATAAGCAGGCGACAAAAGTTACTCCTTATATGCCTCTGACGAGTTGGATAGTTGTTAAGCGCTGGTATGAAGAACACGGTGGATATATTGACTGGAAACGAGCTCCATACCATTATGGCTTGGATGCACAAGGTAAGGAAGGACTAGTGCCCAGCCGCACGTTTTCGATTACATCCCACCGGAAACCAAGGGCTAAGATTCTCAAGGAGCCTATTCGATGGGCAAAAAGGTAGAACGTAAACGACTAAAGAGACCGATCACGAGCGAGGAGAAGCCAATCTCTAATGGACACGGGGGAAGTCTACCCTATGTCAAGAAACGTCAAGTCCCAGAGTGGGTAAAGCGTGCAGCAGATAGAGCTGAGCGTCGTGCCCGTGGTGAAGATCCATGGGAAGAGGAGCGTAAGCCCCTGAGAGTTCGTGTAGTCGATATCCCAGACCCACCGCTCGATGACGAGGAGAAACCGATGGAGCCAAAGCGTAAGATCGAGCGGCGACGCTTGATTGGGAGTAAGCCACGACGGGAGGAGAAGTTACCAACGAGAACCATAGATCGTACTTCTGCTATGCTCGCTAGCACGTATGATCCTGAGTACCATCCTAAGCGTGCAGCAGAATTGGTTCTCAATGGTGCAACCGACAGGGATTTGATTGTTGAGTTCCATATCAATCGTACTGTTCTTAGCCGGTGGATGACACAGTATCCTGAGTTCGCTGCCGCTTGTAAGATCTCGAGGGAAGCGAGCTTGGCAGATGCTAGGGTTGAACGTAGTGTCTATGAGATGGCGAACGGGTATTATGTTCCGGCCGTCAAGATAATGCAGTACAAGGGAGAGGTTATCAAGGTACCGTACAAAAAGTACATACCGAAGGATCTCAACGCAGCTAAATATTGGCTGATGAATCGTGATCCGGCGAATTGGGGTAGAGGAGCAGAAAGCAGTCAGAATAATGACGATAAGACTCCTACGACAATCAACGTCAACATGCTCCGCAGCATGAGCACAGAACAATTACACAATGTTCTGCAAGTTCTTAAAGGGCTCATGAGTCCTAACCAAGCACTAGGACGCTTGGATCAAATGAAGATCAACAATGACGATATGATCGAGGATGCAGAGGTAGTAGAAAATGAAACGGATTAGACCCGATCAATCGTTCATGCAGAGGTCTGCTCAGATTAATGATAACTTTCTTGGGCAGGCCAATCCAACTTTGATCGAGGCTCTTATCGCAGAGGTCGAGGACGAGATCGCATATCGTGAGGGTAGAATTCCTAACCCTGTCGATCCACCTGAGCCTCGTCCTTTGACGAAGGAGGAGTGGCCATCGCGGAACTATGTGATGGTCCAGCGCTGGAGGCATCGTACTCTGGCTCAATTAGAACAAAACCCATCATTGATCTGGGAATGGTATAGTCAAGACCCAGTTCGGTTTATCTGTCATTGGTGCGATGTCTACGAACCTCGGAACGCCGCTAAAGGAATTCCGACGCGTATGCCGTTCATCCTATTCCAGAGACAGGCTGAGCTTATTCAGTTTTTCCATGCTTGTGTGCTTGGGGATGGTAACGGTCTAGTCGAGAAAGCTCGAGACATGGGAGCTACGTGGTGTGGTGTAGCTTACTCCACCTGGATGTGGCTCTTTGTTCCAGGCGCAACGGTGGGATGGGGTTCCGCTACCGCTGGTAAGCTCGACCGTCTTGGCGATGCTAGCAGTATCTTCGAGAAAATACGTTTGACCATCCGTGGTTTGCCCAAGGTGTTCCTGCCTCACAAGTTTAGTGAGAAGAAACACTTGATGCATCAACGCATCCTCAATCCTCAAAATGGCAACTCTATCATCGGAGATGTTGGTGATAACATCGGACGTGGTGGTCGTACTCGTGTCTACTTCGTAGACGAGGCAGCATATTTAGAGCATCCTGAAGCGGTTGAAGCAGCTCTCTCGGAGACTACACGTGTTCGCATAGATATATCGTCGGTATCCGCTCCGGGCACTATTTTCCATCGTACACGCCAATCTGGTGTCGAATGGAAAGTTGGTGGCGAAATCTATCGGGACCGTGCCAACGTATTCCTGCTTGACTGGCGTGATCATCCTGAGAAAACTGAGGAGTGGGCAGCACAACGAAAAGCACACTATGAATCCAAGGGACTTGGACACATCTACGCCCGTGAGATTGAACGTGACTACGCCGCTACGCAGACAGGAACAATCATCAAGCCAGAATGGTTCGATGCAGCTTGCAATGCGCATAAGATTCTTGGCTTGGTTGATGAGTTCCAAGCTGGTAAGTCGTCGGCTGCTCTCGACGTGGCGGATGGTGGAGCGGCAGTGAACGCGTGCACCGTTGTCAAGCATCGGCTTCTGAAGGTTGTCGAGTTCTGGCATGCTCGAGACATAGCCATTACAGCTCGGAAGGCCATTACGCTTGTGCGTCCCTTTGCTCCAATTGATCTCCAGTACGACTGTATCGGGATTGGAGCTGGTGTGAAGGGTGAGGCTAACCGTCTTGCAGATATGGGCTTGATGCCAGATGGTGTAAGGCTCATTCCATGGCGGGCCGGTGATCCGGTGCTCGATCCTCATGAGAAAATCGTGAAGAATGATCCTAAGGCACCTACGAACCATCAGTTCTTCCTCAACCTCCGGGCTCAGGCTTGGTGGCATCTGGGCCGGTTATTCCATAATACGTACCGGGCGGTTCGGGAAGGCGAGAAATTTAATGTTGATGAGATGATCGCTATTGATACCGAATCCATAGATATCACTACGCTGCATAAACTCCGTGATGAGCTTGTCCAGGTGACGGCTAGTGCTGCAACGGCCAAACTTAAAATGGGTATCGATAAGCAGCCGGAAGGAGCTCCTTCACCTAACCTTGCGGACGCATTAGTCATGGCCATGTTTCCCATGCCGAGTACTGCTCCGGGTTCTGTCAGTATGTTCGGTGCACCCATCCTGGTTAGGGGATGAGAAGCTGCCCTTTACAAGTCGTCTGTCTCATGTTAAAAGGTGCTCCGCACCTTTTAACTGAGACAGCACCCTCTGGGAGCAGCCGATGTCAGAAAACAACCAGTCGAGCATTGAGGATAAGCAGGCTGCGCCAACTTCTAAGTTGTCTGCTGCCGAAATTGAAAGCATGATGGATGCCGAGTACGGCAAGGCGGCAGGTCCACGTGGTTCGCGACTACTTGGTTCTCGGACTATGTTCGGCGTTCCACCGGTGCCGTTGCCTCGTCCGCTCGAAGAGCAGGGCGCTCATGGTACGGCAATTTACGGTGGCTATATCCAGGTTAAAGACAAACACTCGTCGTGGATTGGTTCTGAGAAGTATCGTACCGCTGCTGAGATCGTCACAAATATCTCCGTTGTTGCCGCTGGTGTTCATTACTTTCTTAATCTCATTGCTCATCCTCGTTGGTTTGCTCAACCTAATCCTCGTGAGCGGCATAGCCACGAAGCCAAGGAAGCTGCGGACTTCGTGAACGAAGTCATGGACGAGATGTATAACCCATGGAGCAGCATCGTTCGTCATGCGGCAATGTATCGGTTCCATGGGTTCAGCCTGTTGGAGTGGATAGCTAAAAAGCGTGACGATGGCTTCTTTGGCTTGGAGAATATCGAGGTTCGCCCTCAACATACGGTCGAGCTTTGGGCGGTAGACGATCATGGACATGTTTTCGGTGTATTCCAGCGTAACCCGCAAACTCAAGAACTTTTGGGTTTGCCGAGGGAAAAGTTGTTGTACATCGTTGAAGACGCGATTACTGACAGCCCTGAAGGCTTGGGTGTATTCCGTCATTTGGCTGAGCCGTATGCTCGTCTGAAAAGGCTTCAAGAGCTCGAGATCAGAGGTTACGAGCGTGATCTACGCGGCATTCCAATCGGACGCGCGCCAATCAGCTTCATCAATCAAGCTGTAGCGGACGGTGCGATTACAAAGGAAGAAGCCGCAAAACTTGTACAGACAATCACCGACATCATTCAGATGCAGGTGAAGGAGTCCAATACGGGTATCCTGTTGGATAGTGCTCGATACACTTCTACTACTCAAGGTGGTCCAGCAATTAGCTCTGAGAAGATGTGGGATCTCGAGCTGTTGAGTGGTTCCACTGGTGGTCTTCAGGAAATTGCCAATGCTATTGAGCGTATCCAGCGTGAGATTGCTCGGATAATTGGTGTCGAGCACTTGCTCTTGGGCGATCAGGGTGGAAGTCGTGCTGTTGCTCAGGATAAGAGCCGCAACGTCTACCTGATTGCCAGTTCCGTGCTCCGGTTGATCGTAGCTTGTGTTCAGCGCGATGTTATCCGGCCGTTGTGGAAGCTTAATGGACTCGATCCTAGGATTATGCCAAAGTTGATGGCTGAGGATATAGCTCCGCGTGATGCGTTGGAGGTTACCACGGCTCTTGCTCGCATGGCTCAGGCTGGTGCGGTGTTGACTCCTGATGATCCGGCTATCAATGATGTCCGTGACCTCCTTGGGATCACTCGGTCGCCAATTGAGTCCGAGCCTATTCTCAGTGATGCAATACCGTTGCCGATTGAAGGTGAAGAAACGAAGCCGCTACCTCGTAATGATGGTAGGCCGGATATGCCTAATCGGGATGAGCGCATGGGTTCTTTTGATGATGAGTTCCAGCGCTTACCTCGGGCTTCGGCTCTTATGAGAGATCCTGGTGAGCGAGGGCTCTAATATGGTCAACAAGACAGTTTGTATAGATAATATTGATTTTCCGGTCTATGCAGATCTTGATGATGCACAAAAGTATATGACCGGAAATTACAACAACAGTTCATGGTTTGATCCCATCACGGATAACGATACTCGCAAGCGACTGTTGATTACAGCAACCCGTATTCTTGATCGGCAGCGTTGGCGAGGATCGCCATCGGGCTTGAGCGGACAAACTCTTGCTTGGCCAAGAACAGGTACGGGTGTTCCTGGTGTAACCGATACCGAGGTTCCTAAAGAAATCGAGTACGCTTGTATCGAACTAGCCAATCTAATTCTTAATGGCAGTGACGTTGAAGAAAATCCACAACCGGGCGTGCAGACGATCAATTCGTTCAAAGCAGGTTCAGTTGCGATCACGTACTTCCGTGATGCGGAAAATGTATTCTTGAAGCGTGCACGTTTTCCAACTGTGGTGCAGGAATTGATTGGAAAGTTTCTCGAGGGTACTGGAGTTCATGTCACCGGAGTTGCGACTGGTATTGATGGCGAGTCCGTAACTCGTGAAGATTTCGGATTTAACGAGGGTCTGTGAGCTATGCCCGCTGCGACCAAGGATCTCATTATTGAGCAAGGTGCTACGTTCCGACTTCAACTTCGGTGGAAGGATAAGGATAATAACCCTTACGATCTAACCAATTACACTGCTCGAATGCAGATCAGACGCAACTATACGTCGGACCATGTGATTGCGGAGTTTACGACTGAGAATGGTAAGATTACGCTTGGTGGTGTTGCGGGAACGATTGTAATTGAGATGGCGGCGACTGAGACCGCCCAACTCAAATTCTCTGAAGGTGTTTATGACTTGGAGATGGTTGCGCAGGATGGCTTCGTTACGCGACTTCTCCAGGGTAAAGTAACCTTGGCTCCTGAGGCAACCCGAGATGTCAGTCCTTGAGGTAGTTGTTCAAGAAACCAAGCTTGAGGTTCTGTCGGACTCGGGTGATGTTGTTGAGAGTCTGACCGTTCAGCTTGAGGTTGTTGAAGTCATAGCACAGGGGCCGCGAGGCCCAACGGGTCCACTTGGCCCTACAGGTCCAACTGGACCTACAGGTCCAACCGGACCTACTGGCCCGCAGCCACCTACAGATCAAGAACATGAGTGGGAAAAGCAACAGTGGTTCGGGCTTGTAGATCTAATTGAAGATAATCCAGTTGAATGGAATGTATCAGATGCTCAGGTTGCACGCCTGACATTGACGGCAAACCGTACATTACAAAATCCGACTAATCCTAGAGAAGGTGCTACATACATCCTTATAGTTGCGCAGGATTCTATTGGTGGCCATTATCTTCAATTCGATACTGCGTACACTTGGGGAGGAGCTGACGAACCGGATACCACTTTACTTGGCCCTGGTGAACGCATAATTCTCAGCTTCATTTATGAAGATGGGATGATGCGTGGTGCTGTTGGTCAAAGCGGACCTACTGGCCCGACTGGCCCGCAAGGACCAACTGGCCCAATTGGCCCAACAGGTCCTAAAGGGGATGAAGGTGAGCCAGGAGAAGCTGGACCTACAGGGCCAACGGGTGTTACTGGTCCGACCGGCCCTCAAGGGGATATTGGACCAACAGGTCCACAGGGCGATGCTGGCCCTACTGGTCCGCAGGGTGATCTAGGACCTACCGGACCCACAGGTCCGACAGGAGCTCAAGGGGATGCTGGCCCAACTGGGCCTACCGGTGCGGGCGGTCCGACTGGCCCGCAAGGACCAACTGGTCCAACAGGCCCGACTGGTCCTCAAGGTGATGTCGGTCCCACAGGACCGACTGGTGCTGTTGGTCCTACTGGTCCTCAAGGTGATGTCGGTCCAACTGGTCCTACAGGACCAACTGGTTTGCAAGGCGCTACGGGTAATGTGGGTCCAACCGGACCTATTGGCCCAACAGGTCCGACTGGTCCTCAAGGGCAACAAGGTCCGACAGGTCCAACGGGACCACAAGGAGATACTGGTCCAACAGGACCAACTGGACCTCAAGGTGACGCTGGT